ATCATTAGAAGTTTTCGCGAGAAAAGCAGAAATTAGTTCTGGAAGTATAGAATTGAGTCGTGCTCTCTTGAGATTTAATGTTACGGAGCTTTCTGGAAAGATTTATACAGATAAAGTTATTCCTTCGTCTAGTGTTTCTTATTTTTTAAAAATGTTCAACATGCAGCACGACGAAACCGTTCCTACGAGTTACGATTTGTTTGTTTATCCGTTGTCTCAAAGTTGGGACGAAGGCACTGGCCTAAATATGAATTTTTGGAGTGACGGCTATGCTAATTGGCTTTCTGCTAGCAGTACTCAAACCTGGACAACAACAGGATCAGATTTTCTAACCACAAACTATGGTAGCGGATCTCAACATTTTGATCGCGGTTCAGAAGATCTAGAAGTCAATATCACAGATGTCATTATTAATTGGTTAACTGGTACACTGCCAGAAAATGGTGTCGTCGTAAAAATGGGCAGCACGGAAGAAACCAATGGAGTTTCATATTTTAGAAAAGCTTTTCATTCTAGGGAATCAAAATTTGTTGATAGACTTCCGTATGTTGAAGCTAGATGGAACGATGTTATAAAGGACAACAGAAATAATTTAGCATATGATCAAAACAATAAACTTTACATGTATAATTTTGTAAGGGGCGTTCTAACGAATGTTACAGAGCCAGTGTATGTCAGAATTCAAGATCATGTTGTGGGTACTTCTGCTTCATTTTCTTCAACAATTACTGCTTCTTTTGTTTCCGTGGGAACATATTCTGCTTCTTTGAATGTTAAGCACACAGCTAGTTTTTCGTCATCATGGTATGATATATGGCATTCTGGAAGCTATGCATATATGACTGGTACTTTTGTTCCGAGGTCCCTCACAGGTTCGGCCACTGGTGATCATGGCGAATTAGTTGTAAGTGTGTCTAACTTAAAGAGGAAGTACGCAATATCAGAAAAAGCAAGGCTCAACGCTCTTGTTACAAAAAGAGACAGGAAAACACATATTGGTGTTGTAGCAACGGGTTCTCTTAATATACAAAAAGAAATGATGGATACGATGTATTATAGTGTCGTAAATTATGAAACTGGAGAAGTTGTGATACCGTTCGGAACTGGTTCTGTTCCTCACACGCAACTTTCTTATGATAATAATGGAAATTATTTTGAAGTTTATATGAATTCTTTTGTACCTGGATTTATGTATGAAGTCTTATTTTTAATAAAAGAAAACGGCGAAGACAAGCTTGTCCAGGGCGACTTTAAATTCAAAGTTGTTTCGTAAATTAGAATATGGCTAACAAAAAAATACCATTCCAGCTTATTTTTAATGAAAACTTAAAAAGAGACGCTGTTTCATCTTTTACGAAACCCCTATCCTTCGATCAATTGGGTAGTTTTATTGAAGAACGCGAGAAGGTCAAGAGGTTAGTTGAACAAGGATTAGAAACGGAATTAAAGGTAGATTATTCAAATTTATCTAACCACGTATTTTTTGATTCTGCTGTTTCTAAGTTTAATATTGCAAAGGATAGAATTTTAAATGACTATCCTTACAATGGTACGTCTGAAGAAAAAGATGCATTTAATTTAACTGGATCTGGATATGAAGGCTATATTTTGGAACAATGGCCGAGATCTGTTGGATATCTATTTTTAAATGGTACGGATCAATACATTAGTGCATCCGACACAGACAATGATCTTTTATTAGGATCTTCTTCTCTTTATGTGTCGGCGTGGATTAAACCAGCAATTACCAACCAAAACATCATTTTGCAGGTTTTGAGTTCTTCAGCTGGTCCGATAAAAAAACAAGGATATGATTTTTTTCTTTCAGGCGCGACAGACCCACATGTAAAGTTTACATTATATTCAGGTTCTCAGAAAGTCTCTATTAGTTCTTCTTATACTTCATATACAGGAAGCTTTAATAATGTAAGTATAATATACGATAATAATTCAGATTTATTGTCTCTTTATGTAAATAATTCTAGAAAAGTTTCCGCTTCTGTTGTTTTTAATTCTATTGAATTTGCTCCTATATCTTTAATGATTGGTAGTGGTAGTCAATATACTTCTCCTTCTTCAAGTTATGATTTTTATTCTGGCTCTTTGGACGAAATTCGCGTGTTTCATACAGCTAGCGAACTTTATCATCTTAAAAATTATAATAGACCAATAGATTCAGAAGACTTTGTTGCTCTTAATTATAGATTCAACGAAGGTATTGTTGGAACCTCTTCTATTGATCAAGTTGTTGTTGACTATTCAAAGAGCACGCTTCACGGAGTTATTTTAAACTACACGTCAACTGCAAGGGTTTCTGGAACGTCAATGGCTCTAGATCCTGGCGATCCCATTCTTTATAGTTTTCATTCTGGCGTTATTGTATTTAGCTCAAGCCAAGAACTGTCCGCTTCAGCATACGACAACATAAACAATAATCAAATTAAAAACCTTATTGGAGAATATATTTTAAGTGCCGATGCCGAACAAGAATCTTTATTGACTTCTTTTTCTTTTGCTATGGCTAGATTTTTTGATGAATTGAAGCTCTACATTGATCAATTTGAAAATCTTAGAATAACAAATTACCAAGACACAAATCAAACACCAGATTTGTTTCTTCCATTTTTAACAAGATATTTTGGATGGAAAGTAACAGATCATTTTGGAGACTCTAATCCTCTTGAATTTTTCTTTGGGGATGGTGTATTGTCTACGGGTAGTCTTGATACTTCTTTATTTGAAATTAGAAACCAATTTTGGAGAAGAATTTTAAACAATCTTCCATATCTGCTAAAAACAAAAGGCAAAAGATATAATTTGGATGCTTTTTTTAATGTTTTGGGTGTTAACAAGGACAATATTAGCATAAAAGAATATGGATACACGAAGGGGACATCAATACAAGATACAAGAATACACAAAGAAAAGTCAGTATCTTTATTGGGCATAGGAACTGGAAGCTTAAGCTCAAGCTTTATAAAGGTTCCTTTGATGGTAACCGCTTCTAATAGTGTATATACTATTGAAACACTTGTTCAGCTCCCATACGTAAGTGCTAGCTATAGTTCAAGTATAAAGGAAGTCACAGGAAGCCTATGGCAATTTATAGATCCTGAACAGGTGACTGGTTCGTTTGGATTATATTGGAGAAGAAATGATTTAACCTCTCCCTCTGGTAGCTTTGTTTTATCTGGCACTGGTGCCACATTTTCTGCCAGCGGCGGCGTATTCTCTTCTTCTGTTGTTTCTGTTTTTGATGGAAGATTTTTGCATGTTGCCGCAGGTATTGATTCTGCGCAACTACCTTTCATTGAATTGCGTTCAATAGACAATGATGCAATTTCGTTTAGTGGATCATATGCTGGTACTACTGCTTTGAGCGGAGTATTCACAGGAAGTAAATACGATTTTATAATTGGTGCAAATTCTGGTTCAATTGCCGTAAGTAAGACCCATGGTTTCTTTGGCGAAGCCAGATTCTGGTCTAGGAAACTTTCAGGTTCAGAGTTGGATGATCATGCGTTAAATTTTGAAAGCATCGGTACAGGAGATCCATTGGAACTTCCATATCCTCTGAGAGCGCAATGGGCCTTAAATGAGAACAAGGCTTCTGATTCTACTGGAGTCATTAATGGAATTACAGATCTTTCTAGGAATAAGTTTTTTGCAACAGGATCTCAATTTTTATCAAGCCATAATCCATATAAGAAATTTTTGCTTGAATTGAATTATTTGAGTCCAAATATAGATTTAAAATGGACAGAAAACAAAATAAGAATTCATAATAAATCTGAGTTAAAGCTTGCTGATGTGTCTACGGATACAAATGAAGTTTCGTTAGAATTTAATTTGGTTGATGCTCTAAATCAAGATATTTCAAAGATATATTCTACAATTGATACGATGAATAATGTCGTCGGCGCACCAGTAAATAAATATAGAGACGAATATGTAGAACTGGAAAATATAAGAAGAAGATATTTTGACAGACTTAATGATAGTATAAATTTTACTAATTTTTTTAAGCTTTTTAGGTGGTTTGATAAAAAACTAAGCGATTCTATAAAGCAGCTTCTTCCGACAAGAGTAAAGTTTATTGGCGGCGAGCAGGTTGTAGAAAGCCATTTTCTAGAACGTAATAAATATGGATATAAGTTCCCAATTTTCAGGACTCCAAAGGACATTGATGAAGGCATCATAGCTAGTGGTAGTTCTCCCTATAGCTTAAGTGCATCACATCAAAAATATCTTGAAGCAAGTTCTCCGATGAAAGGTACAACCGCAAGGACTGTTTTTGAGAATGATAATAAGTTTACGAATAATACCATTTTCGCTGAAGGCTATATAACGGTTGACGCGGGCTATGAAACCGTTGATTCTGGCTATCTTGATTCATTATTTGCAACCAATATTATTGGACATGCTTTTTCTCCTCCTCGCGACCAATCTGTAATTCCTGATGGCATGTATCAAAGAGATTTTAATTTGACATACGGGGATGGAGACGAAAGAAACGACAGAGTTCAAGATGCTTTCTTTAGAAGAAAGCTATATGGCGACGAAAACGCAAGAAGAGAAAAAGTTGGGTATACTGCTAATGCAAATGTCGGCATTAATAATAAAAATGAATTTGCAAGAAGAGAGCTAAGCAGATTAGAATCTCTTAATTTTGACGGATATTCTGCTGGATTTAAGACTGGCTCATTTATACATCCGAAAATTGGTGTTAACGCAAACGTTTTCAATACGGTGAGATCTTCTCAAGATAATCAACATTATTTTGGCGGAAATAAAAAACAGATTAATATGGTCATAAGAGGATTTAGTGGTTCGTACAATCAAAAAGGTGACATTGGATTATTAAATGGAAATCAATTTTCTTTGGCAGGAACAACTGGTGTTGAATTAAGCCAAAGCTTATTTGACAAGAATAATGTATATTTCAATACAGGAAGTATTGTTGGGAAAAATTTTGATTTAAACTCTTTGTTTAATGTAGGCAGTGGCACTATTGATACAAAGTATGAACCATACATGACCTTTATGGTTTCCGCGTCAAATGAAGTGTTCACTCCAGCTAGTTTTACGGTTGAATTTAAAGATGATAATTCTGCTGCTTGGAGTAGTTACAAAGGCATGAATGATTTTGGCCTATATGTTGAATCTAGCGAAACAGGTTGGAGACAATATAGATCAAACCTAGTCTCTGGTACACAGCAATTACCAAGGATAATTTTTGACGAATCAAGACCACACTGGCGTGTTTCGTGTTCTTCTGGAAAGACATATGCGTTTAAAGATTTTAAACTTGAATTTAATCAACAGCTTACCGACGATGGAGTAAGAGATTATCAAAAACTAGACAACACAAATAATGAAGATGAATTTATATTTATTAATAGAAATATTCTAGGTAAAATTGAATGATAATTGACAGTAAAAGCAGCCGCTATGGGCCGAAGAAAATCTATCAAAGGGAAAGATATAATGCCAAAAACGGAGTAATGTATGGCGCTTAGAGACACAAGCTATTTTGATTGGAAAACAAAATTCATATTTGGGCCTGTTGGTTATTCTAGTGGTTCATCTGGAATTAAGAACTTTACACATAAGAATGTAACCTACCAACATCAAGGAAGTTCTTATTTTCTTGATGCAGCGTTTGATTCAAGTGGAACAATGTATGTTTGTGGAACCGTTCGCGCCAAAAAGCCTATTTCAGGTTCAACCTCCGAGAATTATTATTGGGTAGTTTTGAAATCTGCCGATGAATGGAAATCATATACGGTATCTGATTTATTTAATGACGACGAAGAAAACACAGCAGGCAGCGTAAATCGTCCAGCTATAGCAACGAGCATGGCTGTTGATCAAAATGATTATATTTACGTTACTGGCTGCGCAGCGCGTTCTGGTTCAGTTGTTTCTGGAGATACGTCTATCATTTTTGCAAGAAGATCCACAGACAAAGGTCTGACGTGGCAGACTGTTTTTAATTCAGGCAGCGGTGTTCAAACGGCTGGAGGTGATATTTCTTCCATAGCTCTTAAGGTGTTTAGTTATAAGCAATATAAACATGATGGAACCATTTCGTCAAGTAATGATGTGTGGATTGGTGGTGGATCTCTTTCTGGCGCTGCTGGAAGTTTTTGGAAATGGGTTACCTTTAAATCAATTGATGGTTCAAGTGGAAGTTTTACACAAGAAGATATGTGGAACAATTCGGGCAGCGGTGGCAGCGGCGGTCCAATTACGTTTGCTTCATGTATGACTGCTCCGCAAGATGATGTCACGAATAGCAAGAAAGGATGGCTCCTGGTGGGAGGTACAGCAGGGGCAGATACCAATGATCATGCTTTTAGAATGCTTACTGGATCTGGTTGGAAACAAATTACAGGTATGCAATCTCCTGCTGGTGCTTGGGTTCAAGACGGTCACTTGCTTGACGCAATAACTATTCCTAGTGGTTCTGCTGTTGGGTTTGATGGTGGGAGTAAAATTGTTGTTGCTGGTATGGGAGCTTCAGGTGAAGATGGTATAATTTGGATGTCAGATAGAGCAGCACCTACGGCTCCAAATCATTTGAATTGTATAATGTACGAAAACAACTACTATAATGCTGCTGACTTAACAATAGATCCATCTAATGCTCTCAATGAATTATTATATTATTATGGATGTGCCATGGAAGAAACCACAAATAAGTCTCTTTATTTTGTGGGTACTGCTCGCGTTGGTACAAATAAGGTTAACGTTGTTAGATTTTATTCGTCAGGTAATTTAGCTGATGTAGTCGCTACACCAACCAATCCAGCATTTTCAGCTATGAAGGGTACAACTTGGTCAGACACAGACTATGGAGTACATAACGAACTTTTGATATCTTCTAGAAGAATAAAAATTGGTTTAAATAGGGATGTATTAGGCAATTCAGATTTGTGGGTTTTAGGTTTTAATCAAGGAAACGTTGCTTCTATTATTAGAAAGGGACATAAAAAGTACAATAAACAAACCTTAGGACCAAGAATGTTAAATTCGTCATTTGGCTATGTTCATGAAGAAATTTCTGGATCAGTTATGGAAAGATTTAAGCTTAACAATATATCCGAATTTCCTCATTCTGAAGGCATGTATCAAATGAAGAGCATTGTTTTAGGCACCCAAGATTCAGGAAAAGTTGGAAAAACTGACGATAGTATAGTTCAAGTTAACCATATTGGTTCTTTTGTCAAGATTTTATGGCCAAAACAAGATCAGGATGGTTTTGTTAAAGGATTTGGAGATTTTGCAATTGGTCAAAAACCTGGCAAATTATCAACAGAATGGCAAGCTGGTGAGTTTATTGATGTTTCAAAAGATAATTTTGATCATGTTTCATTATATTGTTATGCTCTAAAGGCCAACAGTGGCTCACAAGACTCAATTTTGGTTCGTGTAGAAAGAAGACCATTGAGAAGCACTGGCTTCGGAGTTGAACAGGCCGTAGAGCATACAATATCTGGAAGCTATGTTGAATCAATTTATCGTGATCAATTGCACAGAAAAGATGTTGATTATGGTGATTTATCAATAAAGGAAGTGACCTTCCCAATAGATATTTCATTAACAAATGTTAAAGATTTTAGAGTGTCTGCAAAAATGAAAAACGGACAATCTTCTGATGAGAATAGAAATTTTGTGGTCTGGGCAAGATTTATTAAATCTAATAAAAATCATGAAGAAACATAAATGAAAAAATTAACCCTTAACACAAACAAAGGGCCTGGCGGACTAGAATTTTTTAATGACCATAGCGATTCCCTTGATTTTTTAAATGATAAGCAATATCATTTGAATGCCAAATCTGGTCATCTTATATTGAGTTCTAGCAATGGATCAGAAGTTTATGTTAGTGGTACTCTTGATTTACTTAGTTATTCCAAATTTGATGTACGATACCTGAATACAGCGTCTCTTCCTGACCAAAGATATGTGCTTACGTCTTCTGATGTAGAACAAAGAATTCAAAGCAATCTCGTAACAAGTGGCACTTTTAAGGTTCAAAGTGTTATTTCTAATTATTCACAATATCTCATTTTATCTTCAGCTGTAGGGTCTATTGTTGCCTTTTCTTCGTCTTTAGATTTTCCAAATACGGACAAGAATTACCACATAAGAGCTGTGAACGGTAATTTAATTTTAAGTTCTTCGGTCAATTCAATTGTTGCTTTTTCCTCATCACAGAATTTTGTCAATACAGACAAACCTTATCATATAAGAGCTATTAATTCTGACTTAATTCTGTCTTCTTCGGCAACTTCTATTATTGCGCTTTCTTCTGCTTTGGATATTACAAATGTTGGCAATAAAAATTATCAAATTAGAAATCCAAATGGACATCTCATTTTAAGCTCTTCCATTGGTTCCAGAATCACAGCCAGTGGCTCTTTGCTCATTCTTAGCGCATCCGTTGCTGTAGGTGGTGCCAGTGTTGGTACGACTGGTGATTATGGTCAGCTCATTTTGTCAAATCCGTTAAACCAGACAGACGCAGTTGCGGGAGTTAATCTAAGAACAGCATCGGGTTGGAATGTTTATTTAAGGACACGTCAGGATGTATCATGGCTTGAATTGACAACAGGTCAAGGCGTCTTGCAGCATCAATGGGTGGCAACGAACTATAATTTATCTGGAGCTGTCACATTTTTAGGTCAATTAAGCGCCAGCATTGTCGCAAAGGACCAGCACCTCATATTAAGCTCTTCTGCTGGTTCTAGGATCACAGTTAGTGGTGGTCTAAACATAGAAACAACAAATGATGCCCTGTTGTTACCAAGGCTAACCAACGCACAAAAGGACGCATTGACACCAGTAGCTGGCATGATGATATATAATTCAGACTCAGGGTCATTTCAAGGATACACAACTGCGTGGAAGATTTTTACAGTCACCTAATTATGTAAAATGACAGGTTTGATCTACAAAGCAGTATCTCCTAAAAGAAAGGCTTATGTTGGCCAAACTTTTAATTTACCAAGAAGAAAGATTGAACATTTATATAAATCAAAAATAAAAATTAAAGATAATACTAAATTTTATAATGCTATAAGAAAATATGGCTTTGATAATTTTAAATGGGAAGTAATTTATAAAAATATTCCAGAAAATATGCTTGACATCGCCGAAATGTGTGCAATTTATGTCAATGATTCATATGACAACGGATATAATTGCACATTTGGCGGTGAAGGCGGTCTTAAATCTGAAGAAACTCGTAAAAGAATGTCTGAAAGCATCAAAGATAGCTTCAAAAAAGGTCGTATTCCTTGGAATAAAGGTATGCCAAGAACACGAGAAGAAAAACGAAAAATATCAGAAACTCGTATTAAAAACGGACTTACAAAAGGCGAAAAACATCCAATGTTTGGAAAGGAAAGGCCAGACATTTCATTAATGAACAAGTTGAGAGTTGGCTTTAACAATCCTCGTTTTGGTAAAAAAGCGTGGAATAGTGGAAAAACATTTAAAAAGAAAGTATTTAGGCAATATTTAGCAATAAGCACTTTGACTTCTGACAAATATAGATTAAACGGAATAGAAGAGATACAGAATTTTTGTGAAACAAACAATATCAGTTACACTTCTTTCGTTAAATATAGAAAATCTAAGAATTTTAAACTATTTTTATTGAGAGGGCAATAAGATCGGAATTTTAACAAAAAAGGAACGAATTTTTGATATTGTCTTAACAGACCGTGGAAGGAAGCTCTTATCAGAAAATCAATTAGAATTTGTGTACTATGCTTTTAGTGATAGTGGAGTGGATTATAGTGGTTCTATAGATATGGTGTCCAAAACAACTGGCACCTTGGATGATTTTGTATTTAGAAATTTAGCTTTTGAAGCAAATCAAGAAAAAGATAGTCTAAAAGACAAGACACTGGACACTTGGCTGTTTACGATACCTGCGGATAGTCCAGTTGTTCCAGAATTTAAGCCGAGCCTTACAGGAAGTATGACCCTAAATAGAAGATATAAGGTAGAAAAAGTTGTTAAAGTAATTGAACAGGCCATATCAAATCCAACAGCACGAATATTTGCTGTGAGCCCTCTTGACATAATTCTTGGCGCTTCTATTCCAAACCAAGCTCAAGCCCCTCGTGCCCACGTATATGCGCAAAAGTTGGCCAACGACATAAAGGCTGAAGTGGAGACTAAGGTAGAGAAAAAGCCTACCGCTCCTAGTTTTTTGACTAAGAAAGTAAAAGAAATTATTGCAGAAATTAAGCGTGTTACGGCCTTGCCTCCTTTTTCGTTTACGGTCCCCGACAGAGGCGCAAAATTGTTTATATTAAAAAAAGAATATAAAGATAAGACAAACGGTCGCAACTATGATAATGATTTAAAAAATGGGATTATATAATAATGGCTGCCAACATAAAGCTTGATTTATTTAACCATATTTTTTTGGGCAACGGAAGCTTTTTAAATAAAAGTACGGGCGTCTTATCAAAAGAAATAGGCCCACCTCCAGATATAAAAATAGAAGAAAATCTCACTATTGTTACTGGTGTTGATAGGCAAAAAATAAACCTAAATATAGTCTCTGATAATTTTAGAGCAGAACCAATAAATGGTTTTCTTATAGAAATATATTCAAGTGGATCCGATGGCAGATTAACAAGATTATTTAAGAATGATGATATTGATTTGAACGGAAACATAACAAACGAGAGCTTCTCACAATATTTTGATTTAAAGATTGATGAAGAATAATATATGGCTTTTTTTACACAAAACAAAAATATCAAATCTGTTAATTTTTCTTTAGATCTTGATACGCTTTCTAAATCAATAGAAATTGCCAAAAAACAGCAACTTGATCAAATTGAAGCAACGCAACCTAAGGTTCGTTCCACTGTATTTTCTGTTGGAAAAGATCCTAGGGTCCTATCATTAGATCAAATATCAACTCCAGATCTGTTTCTTGTTGAAATATTACACGATCAATTAAAACAGTTATTTTTAAGAATTAATTGGAAAATATCCAGATTTGATACAGATAGTGGTCAAATAGTTGGGTTTAACGTTTACAGAAAAAGAATTAGGGGCCTTTCGGGCGATAGGTTGAGTATTTCTAATTTTGAAAAACTATCAAAGAGAGTTAAAAAAGTAGGTAGATTTAATTTTGACAAGAAAGGTATTTCATATTCTAAAAAAGACATTATTCCACTTTCTGTATTAAACGCTAAATTGTCGCAAGAACAAGAAAGCAAGAGCAGTCAGGCAACTAATCAACTAGAAAAATCAATTTCCTTATCTTCTGAAATAGAAACATTAATTGCTAATAAATTTGAAAAAATAGCTTATGTAGATTATACTAAATTTATTAAAAAGGAAAAACAAAAGAAGGTATTTGTAGAAGATGCTAATTTTATAAATTTGTCTTTTGATGACAGGAAGGTAGGCTATAGAGAAACTTTTGAATATTTTGTAACTTCTATAACAAAATCAGGAGAAGAAACTCACCAATCTGATGTTGTGAAAGTGTTAGTGTTTGATAGCAAAGGGATAAGTCCTCCTCTTGTAACCGCAAAACAAATTAATGAAAATTCTGTTCTTTTGTCTGTGAATTTCTCAGAATCTGATCAAATTAGTCAAATATCTGTTCTTAGAAAATCTGAAGACGAAATTGTTTTTAAAGAAAAAGTCATTGTAGAAGATTTTTCAAAAGAATCTGTTGATATTGTTGATAATGATGCGCGATATTCAAAAACCTATGTGTACAGAGTTTTTCTTAAAAATATTGATGGTATTATTTCCAATCCAACAGAAATAACAGTTTTTTCTTCCGCTCAAAAAATAACAGAAAAAAGTAGATCTAATAACTTAAAAATTCCTATTGTAAGCGCAGTCCAGGATCAAAATTCAGATTTTATTAAAGTTATTATTTTTCCAAATGATCCTAAAATTTTATATTATCAACTAGAAAGGAGAGATTTGACAATCGGAGAAAAGAAATTTTCTGTTCCTTCTGCTATCTATACAAATTTTGGTGGAATCGGCTGGGCTAATAATAAATTTTTTGTAGATAAGAATAATTTATCTGAAATAGTATTTATAGACAATTTAGTTTCTACAGATCACATTTATCAATACAGAATTCTTGGGTTGGATATATTTGGTAATTCTAGCTCTTATGCTTTCTCTTTGGTTAAATCAGAAAAGAAAAAATCTCTTAGATCACCCATAGCTATACAGGTAGGAGTATTGAGACAGTTTCCGATAAGAATAAAGTTATTATGGCAAAATGATAATGCAAACGTAGATAAGGCTGCAATTTCTTATTTAGTCCAAAGGAGAAAACAAGGAGAAGTAATTTATGAATCTTTTCCCTTGACAAAAAACGAATTTCTTGTTGATGAAGCGTTGTCTGAAGATATTGTACCGTTTTCTGAAGAGAAAATAGAAGATACTTTTGAATCAACAGAAAACGTAAAAACAACCGCAGATAACGTAATTGTTTCAAAAGAAACAAGAAGATCTTTTGGAATGCCTGACTTTCTTAAAGAAAGTGACATATATTTTTATAGGATTAAAGATGTTTTGCCAGATGGAAGTGAGAGTAATTTTACAGAAGAAATAAAGGTATCTACTTTGTCTGAATTATCTGATCCTCTTGATTTTAAAGTCGCCGTGGAAAATATAAAAGTTAGACCATTAATGGCAAAATTATCTTGGCGTACCAATCCGACAAGGCTTAAACCTGATCAATGGATTATAGAGAGACGTATTGATGATATTAATGATACATTTAAGGTTATAGG